GCCAGGCGGGCTGGCCGCGCCCGGCCGGGCGGTCGGCCACCAGCAGGCAGAAACGGGCGAACAGGGCCTGGACCTCCTCCAGGCTGCCGGAGCCGGTGAGCCGCGCGGCCTGGAGCGAGTCGGAGAGTAGGCGCTCGCGCAGACCGGGCTTGAGCCGCCGGGCCTTTTCCGGCAGCTCGAAGGGCGGCAGGCTCCGGGGCCGGGTCTCCGGGATCGCGAACCGTCCGGCGCGGCGCAGGGCGGGCAGGACCTCGGACGTGACCCACTTGCGGAAGCGCCGGGCCTCGGGCTTGCGCGAGCGGAAGACCAGGGCGTAGAGCCCGGACTCGGAGACCATGTTGATCTGATGGGGAACTCCGGCCCTTGGATTACCCTCAGAATTGCTGAGGGTAATCTTTTCATCATCGTCCAGCGGCCTTAACGCCTCGGTCACGTTGCCCAGGTCCAAGACGCTGCACACGTCCTTGGCCACGAACCAGGGGTTGCCCTGCTCGTCCGTGCGCACGCGCACCAGGGCCTCGTCGAACACAAAGGGTTTGAGCTCAGACATGGGGAGCCTCCTTGCGGGCCAGGACCACGGCCTGGACCCAGCGCCTGTCCTGGTCCCAGTACACGCCTTCCAGGGGACTTTGGGCGAAGGCCTCCAGGGCCTCGGCGATGCGCCCGGCGCGGGCGTAGCCGTCGTGGATCAGGCAGCGGACGATCAGGGCCAGATCGGCCTTGTCCGCCTCCTCCAGCACGTGGGCCAGGCTGTCGAACGGGGTCAGGATGTCGTTGAGGCAGTCAACCAACTGGTCGCGGGGCTGGTCCGGGCGGACAAGCCGCATGGTGGAAGAATGAGACATGGCAAGGCTCCTGTGGGTATTACGATTGGCCCTCGCCGTACGATCGACAAGGGCCGGGTGCTCGTAACCGCCACAGGACGGCTGGGTAGTTCCCCTTGCGGGTCTTGTATTTCCCCAACACCCGGCTGGAGCGCCGAGGGGCTTTCCAGGGCCTGGAAAGCAGAAATCCCACGAAGACTGACGGGCGTGGGGCCGCCTGTGGCTGAAGGAGTTACGAGCTCCTGACCGCAGACAACACCAAGGGCCGGTGGAAGTCAAGAGGGCTCCTCCTCCGACCCGGCCAGCAGGCCGATGAGGTGCTTGACCTGCTCCGGCTTCAGGGTGAAGCAGTGGTAGACCCCGTCCGCAAAGGTGGAGAGGAACGCCCCGCCGTCCGGGCCGCGCGAGACCGTGATGCGCCGTTCGGCGAGGTCCACGAAGGAAATGCCTGTCTTGTTGGTCGTGACGCACGGGAGTTCGAACATGTTCAACCTCTCTGATTTGAACGAGTTGCCGGACGAGGATGTGACCATCCCCCACGAGGTGGTGGAACTGGTCCATCTCCAGGGCCTGTCCATGATCCGCGCCTGGCGCGAGCACCTGGGCCTGTCCCAGCGCGAGGTGGCCGGACGCATGGGCGTGAGCCAGCCCGCCTTCGCCAGGATGGAGGCCCCGGGCGTGACCCCCCGCACGGCCACGCTGAAGAAGATCGCGGCGGCCCTGGGCCTGGAATGGGAACAGCTGCGCTGACGGGTTCGCATCAGAAATTCCACCAGTGCAGCACCGCGTCCGGGTGGCTCGCGATGTATTCCCGGATCTCGGTGCGGATGTAGGTCAGCTCCCAGGCGCGCCGGTACGGCCCGGCGTTGGCCCGCTGCCACTCCTCCGGGGCCCGCAGTCGGGTCTGGCGGCCGCGCTTGTCGATGCGCAGGGAACCGGCGCGCAGCAGGCCCCGCAGTTCGTCCACCAGGCTCCGCAGAGCCAGGATTTCCGGCGCGATCTCGACCCTGGGCCCCGGCTCCCGGACCGCCTGGGGCGGCTCCTTCGAAACCCTCGGCCCAGATTCGGAGGCTCCCAGGGTCAGGGCCGGAGGCAGGCCCGCCCGGACCCACTGGCGCAGGTCGCAGCCAAGCTTGACCGCGTCGCCGGGGTCCTTGCCCTCGGGCACGGGCCAGCGTCGGGCCTGGGGGTACGTCTCCCGCCACCAGGACCAGCCCCGGGCTCCGGCCTCGTCGAAGTCCAGGGCCACCAGGATGCGCAGGGCCCGGGACAGGACCGCGTGCGCCGCGGCGTCCGGCCGCCCGGCATTGGTCAGCACGGCGCAGGCCGTGACCAGGTCGCCGGCGGCAAAGGCCACGGCCAGGGCGTCCAGTTCGGCCTCCACCACGACCACGGCCCGGGGATCGTCTCCGGCCAGGAGCGCGGGCATGGCCGAGCCCTCCACGACCATGTACTTGTCGCCCCACTGGGCCGCGTCCTCGTCGGAGCGCCGCACCCGCAGGCGCAGGGGCGCGCCCTGGGCGTCGAAGGCCGGGATGAGGATCCCGCGCGGCAGGAACAGGGAGCGCTTGAGCGTGACGGTCCCGTCCTGGGCGGTCTTTTTCCGGGGCGGCAGGCCCCAGGCCGAGCGGGCCCGGATCAGGCCCATGCGGCCCGGGTCGCCCTCCAGGAAGCCCAGGGAGAAGCGCGCCGCGGCCTCGGGCGGCAGGCCCCGGGACGTGAGCCAGGCCTGGGCCTCGGGATGGGCCGGGAGAGCGGCCGCGGCCTTTTCCACCAGGGAGGCGGCGCGTTCGCGCCAGAGGGCCGGAGGGGCCTCCGGGGAACGGGGCTCGAAGGCCGGACGCGCGGCCGGACGGGACAGGGGCGGCAGGCCGGGCCTCCGGGCGGGCGGCGCCACGTTCAGGGCCTTGCAGGCCTCGGCGAAGTCCAGGCCCTCCACGTCCAGGAGGAACTGGAGCGTGTCCCCGCCCCGGCCGCACTGGCGGCAGTACCAGGTGCCGGACACCCCGGCCCTGGAGCAGGCCGGTCCCCCTTCCTGGCCGGGCCAGATCCGGAACCGGTCCCGGCCGCCGCACAGGGGGCAGGGGCAGGCGTATTCGCCGCCGTGGGTGGCCGCCTGGTACACGGGCTGCAGGCCACGGGAACGGAGACGCTCGATCAATCCAACAACCATATGTATTCGCTCGATTTTTTTGGAACCTCCCGAAAGGTCCCATGTTCTCTTTTTCTATCTATTTATTTTTATTATATAAATATAATATTTGGGATAATGGACAATCGCGTGACATTATGACGCGAAGAGCACATGTCCTATGCGCGCATGCGGAAAGAACAGCAGCGAAAGCTCCCAAGGTCCCATTTTTTTACAAAAGCGCAGTTTTCCCGGCCTGTTGAATCAAGCGGAGCGCCCCAAAAAATGGGAGGTTCCTGGACCTTCGCCTAGTCAAAGAGCTTCCTCCGCTTCTTGCCCTCGGGTTTGGACGCCTTCTCCTCCTCCGCGTCCTCGGCCATCTCGGCCTCCACGGACTCCAGAAGGCGGACGCCCAGATAGACCATGGAACCGGACTTCTTCCTGGGAACGCCCTTCCTGGTCATCACGTCCCCGAAGCGCCGGGGGCTGTAGGAGTAGGAGGAGTCCACGTTCTTGTGCAGCCACCAGTTGAAGGCCCGCAGCAGGTCGGAGGCCCCGGTCCGCAGCTCCGACTCCCCGCCCTCGGGAACCCGCTCCATCTCGCAGCACTCGGCCAGGAACCGGCCCACGTCGTCGAAGGCCTCCCGCCGCTCCCGGGTGCAGGCCAGCACCGACTCCGGCGGGTTGAGCCCCTCGCGCTGATAGGCCAGACAGCCGCGCACGAGCCAGGCCAGGATGCCCGGCAGTTCGGCCAACAGCTTGTATTCCATCTGCGGGTCGCGCTGCCGCTCGTCCGGGGCCGCGGGCTCGTCCACGAAGCGGATCTTCCAGGGCACGGCCAGGAGCCGGGACCAGAAGGCGTCGTCGTCGGCCTTGGCCCGCGGGATCTCGTTGGTCATCAAAAAGAGAAGGTGCGTCTGCTTCCAGGTCGTGTAGAGCTTGTCCTGGAGCCCGCGGGCCTGCAGGTAGCCGCCGCCGGTCAGGGCCTTGATCCTGGACATGGCGAAGCGCTGGCCGTCCTCGGACTCGTTGGCGAAGGCGATGCGCTTGCCGCGCAGGGAGAGCATGTCCGGGGTGGGCGACGCGCTGTTGCGCGGCGCCCTGGAGTCCAGGAGCATCTCCGTTTGAATGACGTTGGCCAGATCCCCGCCCAGCACGGCCATGAGGGTCTTGAACAGGGTGTCCTTGCCGTTGCGGCCGCGCACCCCGTAGAACACGAACCAGACGTGGTCGTCCCGCGCCCCCAGGATGGCGTAGCCGAAGACCCGCTGCAGGAAGGCCACCATCTCCTTGTTGCCGTCGTGGCAGGAGAGCAAAAAGTTCTCCCACTCCGGGCAGGGCACGTCGATGCCCTGCCATTCCACGGGGCTGGCGTTGAGGATGTAGTCCTCAGGCCGGCCGGGCCGGGAATCGCCGGTGCGCAGATCCACCACGCCGTTCTTCGTGGCCAGCAGGAAGGGCTGCTGGTCCAGCTCGTCGCCGGTGATCGCCAGGGGGTCGCGGATGGTATGCGCGCAGTCGAGCAGGTTCTTGCGGCCAGCGGCGTCGCGCAGCAGCGCCACCCGGCCGAGGATGGACTTGCGCAGCCCCTCGTTGGCCTTCTTCTCGGCGTCGGTCAGCTCTTCGGCCTGCTTGGCGAGCTTGGCCACCAGGCGCAGGTACTCCTCGCAGACCGTCTCCACCTCGGCCAGGACCGTTTTCTGCTGCTGGTCCTCGGCCCAGTGGTGCCCGGCCCACTTCAGGTACCGGCCCCAGATGTCGACATAGACGAACCGGCCCCGGTTGAGCGTGTTGAAGAGCAGGGCGTCGCCCACGCGGTTGGCCCGGAAACACTGGAGGATGAACTCGTCGGACAGCGGCTCCGGAGCCTTTTCGGGCTCCTTCTCCGCCTCCTCCTTCACCCTGGCCTCCACCTTTTTCTTGATGTCGTCAGAGGACATGCGTCACCCTCCAAGTCTTCCGATTTTCCACCGAAAAGTTTCCGCAAAAATCCGCGACCCCTCGCGGTGTTGCCGACCCCTGTGCCAAAGGAGGTGGGAAGGACCCGCAGCCTTCAGCCCGGGCCTTGGGACCATCTGGTTGATCTTTGGGAAAAGGGGAGGAGGGGGCGCGCGGGGAGGCCTCGGGCCGCGCGCTGCGCGCGCGAGAGGATGCGGCCGCTGTGCCCTGCTCCCGGTAGAGCACTGGCTGACGGCACAGCGTTCTCCCTTGTTTCGGCGTAGCGGCCGCGTCTGTATCAGGGGCAGGGCAAGAGGTGGGATGGGCGGTTGGGCTTTTGTTGGGCTCTCGGTCTGCTTCTATGCCAACAGGGCAGAGGAAGTGTGGCGTGCAATGCGGGCTAATGGCGGGGTCAAGCCTGTCCAGTGCCCTGTCACGTCGGAGGTCGCGAGTTCGAGTCTCGTCGGCTCCGCCAGCCAGAAATGAGCCCTTGCAATTCACTGCAAGGGCTCTTTTCTTTGGTTTCCGGTTCTGGTCATTTCCCAATATATCGTATAATAATTAGAAAAAATGAGATTCATGCCGCCAAATGATTTATCTCGATTGGTGATGCTGGGCGGTTGCGCGGGCGGTGAGATGGTGCTCGAAATAAAAGAAGAAATACGACGGCGCTTGGCCGAAATTGTAGCGCGACGGTTAGTTTTGCCAGACGCGACGGTTAGTTTTAGTCTGCTTCGCTGAGTGGTCTGCCCCCCCTTTGGTTCATTCTGTGGTTGACTCTCTCCCCTCGTCTGTTCGATAAATTGATTGAATCCGTCTCGTCTGTTCGGTTCGGCGGTGTCTGCGGTGTTTTGATTCCATCCACGCCGTACAGGAGGGGTATGGGTTTTTATTCGTATGAGTATGGAGAATTCAATTGCGCCATCGTCCAGGACGAGGATGAATCCATTTTGTTCATCAACGGGAAGGAAGTATTGCGTTCCTCCGGGCCCGACCGCTTGGTAGAATTTTTGCGCCGCGGGAAAACGGGGTGCCCGGAATGGGATTCCGGAGGCGAGCGTTTGATTCCGTCGATCAACGAATGGCGGCGCGGATAGTCCATTTCAGTCGAATCCGCATGGCCGAGCGGCGGTTTCCCGCGGTTCATCCCCTCATCCTCTCGCGCGCAACAGAGACGAGAGAGACCAACGCATACGCCGCAGCCAGGCTGCAAACTCCGTTACCCGCGAGGCGGTATCGGTCCAGCCGGCAGGCCAGCCCATCAGCGCTTCGAGGAACAGCGGGTTGCAGACCAGGGGAAACGGCGAGCAGCCGGTCCCAACCTTGAAGATCATCCGGACGGGGCGGAAAGAGTCCGGCAGCGGGCGCGGGGTGGACGATCCCATGAGATAGAGGATCGTCCAGGACTTCGAGAGGATGTGCACGGACATCTGGTGCGCCCCCTGCACGTACTTCCAAGTCCGCCCATCGAGCCAGATTTCCGGCCACGTGCCGGGCATGCTCACCGTAGGCGTGGGCCAGAAGGAAGAGCCTCTGCCGCACATGCGGAGCGCCGACCTCCAGCGCCGAGAACAGGCCCGCTTCAACGCCGTAGCCCATTCCCTGTAGTTCGCCTGCGACCTGTTCGAATCCCCGGTCCAAGTGGCCGAGAACGTTTTCGGCGAAGAGCAGTGGGGCCCCTGTTTCGGCGAGGACGCGGGCCACGTGCGGCCAGAGGTGTCGGGGATCGGCAGCTCCGAGCTTTTTCCCGGAGGAACTGAACGGCTGGCAGGGGTATCCGGCAGTGAGGATATCCACTCGGCCACGCCACGGGCGGCCGTCGAAGGAGGCAAGGTCAGACCAGACAGGAGCTTGATCCAGGGCCTCGTCTTCCATCCTGGCCACGAGAGCGGACGCGGCGTATGCGTCCCGCTCGACCCAACAAACAGTTCGGTATTCGGGAACCGCGACATGCAACCCGAGTTCCAGTCCGCCGATTCCGGCGCAAAGGGCGATCCCGTCAACTCTTTCGGCATATAAATCCACATCGAGCCTCCGATTCCGGCCGACTTTGCGGCTCTGGTTGGAGGCTCACGGCCTTCACATGATTCAGGGTTCCGCACCGCGGGCACTTGATGGAAAGGTCCAGCGCCGTGCCCTTGGCCAACAGACGATTGCAGTTTCCGCACCTGACTTCTTCGCGCTCCTTCAACATGACGCGCCTTTACGGTTGGGCCCCCGCCTGCTACTCCCCTTGGACCCCACGCGCGTGGGCCGGGGCAGCTGGCTTCGGCCGGTGGACCGGCGTTGGCTCGCCGGGCCAGTGGGGGCGCTCGCAACGTCCCCGCCTGCTCCACTCTATGGGTAGGGGCGGCCTTCGGGCCGTCCCGCTTCCTCTTCAAAATCCTTCTGACATTCGGCGCAGCGCTCGGCGTCCGGTAGAGCAGCCAGGCGCGCGGCCGGGATGGGCTCGCCGCATTCGCGGCAGCAGGCCACGCCATCCACGTAGACCGGGCCTAGGCCAGGGGCGCGGTTGACCACCCGGGCCAGGGCCGAGGCGTTGGCCAGGGCGATGACGTCCTGGCTCATGTCGGCTTCGTCAGGCATTTACGCCCCCGGGGCCACGGGCCAGGTCACGGACGCCGGGAATCCCGCCTGGCCGGTGATGTCGCGCAGATCCTGGCGGTAGGTGGCCCAGGCCGTCTTGGTCGCGGCCGGGAGCGGGCTGTCAGGGAGTTGTGTCCAATCGCAGGCCGTGAGCAGGGCGTCGCGCTGGGCGCGGATGATCCGCGCCTGCTCTTCCGCCGTGGGCGCGGGCGGGTCCACGGCCACGGGGCGGCCGTCGGCGTCGGGCACGATGATCTTGCCCAGCCCCTGGGCCGACAGCAGCGCGGCGTGCTCGGCGTCCGTGATTTCCACGCCGCCGTTGTCAATGTCAGAAAACGCGAATCGGCCGTCGGCCGTGACGAAAAGTGCGTACATATTCGGTTCCTCCTTATTTGCCCTTGACCCGGTAAAACACCGTCGCGCCCACCAGCGCCGCGCCCGATCCATCGCAGGCATAGATGTCCATGCCGGTGACGGTGGCATTAGCCACGGTCAGGCTGTTGCGCATCAGCCCAGGGCTGTTGAGGCTGGCCAGCGGGGCGTAAACCTCGACCGTGAACGCCCTCGCGAAGGTCACGCTGGCCTTGCCAGCGGCGCTCGTGGTGCCGTAGCCCCACACTTCCATCTCGCCGGTCGGCAACTGCCGATGGCCATTGGGAGCAAGGCTGTGCCGCATCGGGCCCGTCGGCATCTTGAGCAACGCCGTGCCTCCGAGCGGGTACCAGGTCTCCCCGCCCCCTGGAGACACGAGAATCAGAGTTTCACCGGGGCGCAGTTCGACCAAGGAAGCCCCGAGCGCGGCCGTGTGCCACGCGATCTTTTCGTTCGCGGCGCAACGGAGAGTCACCTTGAAGTTGCCGCTGTTGTAATAAGGGAGCGATGCGCCGGACGGACAGGCGGCCAGAGACGGGAGGTCCACGATGGTGTCCGCAGTGCCACCGCAAACCAAGAACATCCCGGCATGGTTCGCGGTGAGGGTGCGTGAGTCCGTGAATCCGAACAGCGTCCGGTAGTTTCCCAGGGCGCGCTGCACGAATTCCGTAGTTGCGAGGGACAAGTCGTTGTCGAACAAGGGCGGCGTCGGCGCGGTGGGATTGCCGCTGAACACGGGGCTGGCCAGCGGGGCCTTGAGCGCCAGAGAGCCGAGCAGACTGGTGATGATGGCCCCCAGCTGGCCGTCATTGGTGGGCGAGAGCGAGAGTCCGCCCGCAAGGACGGCTTTCACCAGTTCCTCCTGGACGACGTTCAGCCAGGCGGCCGTCACCACGGTCGCGGGCACGGCGGCGGCCGGGCTGCCCTCGGTGAACTTCTTGTCGGCCGTGGCCGTGGAATGGTCGATCCGGTTCATTTATTCCTCCTTTGGTCCGTAGGCGAAGAGCACGATGAGATGGGCCTGGGCGCGGCGGCGCAGTTCGCATTCAAGCAGCGCGTCGCCCCATTCGGCCAGGGGCTCGGCGGCGCAGGAGCCTCCGGCGGTGAACGGGCGGATGGTGACGACGTCGGCCGTGCGCAGAAGGAAGGCGTGGGCCCAGTCCCCGTTGGACAGGGGGTCGCCCGCCCGGGATAGCCCGGCGCGGAACGGCCGGAACTCCTCCACCCTGGCCCCGACGTAGCCCAGGGCTTCGGCCAGGGCCTCATGGTCCGCCGGACGCTGGCCGTAGCGGGCCGTCAGGTGGGTGTGAACGGCCCGCCGCCGGGCCGCGAGCGTGGTCGGGGCGGCGGCCACGCAGGGACCGGGCAGGCCGCATATCCGCTCCCAATCCGGGAGCAGCTCCGTGGCCGTGCGCGGGTCCGCCTCGTTCAACAGGTCGGCGGCCCGGGCATCCACGCGGGCCAGCTCCTCGGCCTCGGCCGCGAGGAGCGCGCCCCAGACCGTGCCGGGGTCGCGCGGCAGGGCCGCTCCGGGCGGCTGCAGGGCCATGAGCAAGTCCAGATACCCTTCGGCGTCGAGCATCAGGCCCCCCAGTCGATTGTCCCGAGCACGGCCAGTTCACCAGGCCCGCAGGCGAAGTCGGCGGCGGGCGACAGCAGGACGTGGTCCGCCTCGCCCACGGAGATGCTGACGGCCTCGGTGAGGTGCGAGCGCAGGATCGTGCCGCCGGGCACCGCCTCGCGGAAGAGCAAGTCGGCCAGCTCGGCCAGGACCGCCGCGCGCACGGAGGCCGTGTCCGGGGTCAGGCGGATGCTCGGGTTGATGGGCTTGGCCAGGGGCGCGACCACGAAGACGTCCGCCTGGGTGGGGCGCTGCGCGTCGATGTGCGCCTGCACGGCGTCCACGTCCCCGGCCAGGGGAATGCCGTCGGGGTAGGCGCCGTCCATGAGGAAGCGCACCGTGACCGTGCCCGGGCCCAGCTCCTTGCCCTTCGCCCAGGCCCTGGTCACGCCGGGCACCTCCAGGGCCCACGCCTCGTAGTCCGGGTCGGTCCCGGCCTGGGGCGGGTGCTGGATGCGGGTCATGAGCCTGGCGCACAGGGGCTCGTCGGCCTCTTCGTCGGCCCCGCCGGTGAGCCCGCCCGTGGCCGCGCCCCGGGACTGCACGCCGGACAGGGGCGAAACCAGGGACAGCAGGACGCCCGGGTCGGCGTTGCCGCCAGCGCCGGTCAGGCGCGCGGCCACGGGGACCAGGGCCGCGCCGCCGCCCACGATGGCCTCGGCCGTGGAGAGGTACTCCACGCCGTCGGCGCGTTGGAAGACTGTTCCGGCGGGGATCGCGGACCCGTTGGAGCCCTCCAGGCGGAGCACGCCGGAGGCCGCCTGCGCGGGCTTGCGGCGCACGGACCAGATCCCGGCCCAGCGCTCCATGAATTCGGCCTCGGCCGTGTCCGGGAAGAGTTGGCGGCTCAGCCAGTCCAGGTAGCCGTACAGGCCATGCAGGGCTCCGGCGCGCACGGTCGAGAGCACGCCCACCAGGGAACGCCGCAGGGCCGGGTCGGTGTCGGCCAGGCGCGCGGCCGTGTCCGCGCGGTCGCGTTCGATGAGTTCGGACAGGGTCGGGCGCTTGAAGCTCACAGGTTCCTCCAGATGCTGTCGAAACGGTAGCGCAGGCGCGAGCCGTCGGGCTTGCGGATATCCACCAGCAGGCCGAGCATGCCGGGCCGGGTCCATTCGGCGCTCACGGCCACGGATTGAGCCACGCCGTCCTCCACGAGCCAGGCCAGGGCCTCTTCGGCGTACTCCCGGGCCCGCTCGCGGACCTCGGGGAGCTGCTTCTCGCGGTCCAGGAGCCAGAGCCGGGAACCGACGCGGTCACCGGCGAGCCCGTAGGCGTCCGCCCACCAGCCCCGGCGATCGTCGGAGCCGTCGGGCAGCCGGTCGTCGGCCTCGGCCTCGCGGTCCAGGAACAGGGACAGGAGCACGGCGGTTTCCAGGCCCATGTCGCTGGCCAGGTCGCCGCCGGACACGGTCAGGTCGCCGGAGAGGTCCAGGAAGGCCAGCGCGGCGTCCATCAGGGCACCTCCGGGGGCTTGATCCCGTGCTCGGTGGAGGTCAGGGGCGCGGCCCCGGTGTGGTAGGTGTCGATGGTGTAGCCGCCCGAGGCGAAATTGACGGCCTCGCCGTAGCCCTGCACGTCGGTTTCCAGGCGTTCGTCTCCGTGGATCTCGACCTCCCGGCCCGAAAGGTGCAGCCGGTTCTCGGCCCGGATGTCGATGTCCCGGGCCCGGATCTCGATCCGGTTGCCGCGCTTGAGCACGATGCGGCAGCCGTCCGCGCCCTGGTCCTCGTCGGTGTAGACGGCCACCTCGCCACCCCGCAGGCCTTTGATGCGCCAGCGCCGGTCGTCAACGCAGACGAGCACTCCGTTGGAGCGGCAGGCGCCCGGGGCCAGGAACAGACCCTCGGCCCCGGGCAGGGGCACCGAGGAAAAGCCGTAGTTCTGGAACCGCTCGATGCGGTCCATGACCTCGTCGGCCAGGGCCTTGATCTGCGCCTCCTGCAGGCCGGGGCGGTCATCCGCCCCCAGGAGCACGGCCCGGGTCACGATCTGTGCCAAGCGGCGGCGGATCGGTTCAAGGAGTTTCTGCCAGGCGCGCAGCATCACCAACCCCCATCGTCCGGCTCGGGCACGGCCAGGAGCTTCCACGCCTCGGCGGGCATCAGGGTCAGCTCGCAGCGCCAGCCCTTGCCGTCCAGAGTGTAGGCCGTGCGCGACACGAGCAGGGATTCGTCCAGGCCGATCCAGGAGTCCCGCACGCGCACGCTTTGTCCCGGGGCCCAGAGCCCGGAGGCATGGGACCAGCCGAGCACGGTGACGGTGACGCTCCGGCCCCGGCCGTAACGCGATGCCGCCTCCCAGAGGGCGCGTTCGCGGGCCGAGGCCGCGTCGGTCTGCTCCTCGGCCAGGATGGTCAGGGGCCGATGCCGGGGAACGCGGGGGTCCGACGCCGAGCCCGAGGGGTGGGCGGCGGCTTCGGCGTCCCATTCGTCGGACCCCACGCCCTGGCCCTTGACCGTGTAGGCCGAGTAGCGGTCGCGCATGGAGAACGCGGCGGACGCGGAAAGGATGTTCTCGCCCAGCTCCAGGACCGTGGACACGCGCGGCCCGGTTCCGGCGCGGGTCAGGATGAGGTCGCCCGAACCGTCGGTGACGAGCAGCACGGCCCGGACGCGGGCGGCGGCGGCCAGGGTGTCGAAGACCGAGTCGCCTTCGTTGTTCTTGAGGCGCTGGAACGGAGCCGCGCACGGGCATTCCGCGCGCACCGCGATGCCGAAGGGGCGGCAGAGGTCGGCCGCCACCTGGGGCAGGGAGCGGCCCATCCACTGCACCGAGGGCGCGGAACAGTCCACCAGGTCGCCGGTCTTGTCCCGGCCGCTCACGGACACGGTATGGGAGGTCGCGTCGTAGGACGGCTGTACGTCGTCCACGTGGCCGGTGACCACGGCCGCGCCGTCCACCAGAAGGCGGCAGGCCTCCCCGGGCCGGATGGGCCGGGGAATGTCCGAGCCGGGCCAGCGCTCGGTGACGGCCAGATCGAATGTCCCGGCGACCTGGTCCAGGCCCCGCCGCACCGAGATGGAGGTCCAGCCGCCGTAGAGCGTTCCGGCGATCTCCAGGCGCACGTCGGGCTTAGTAGGCATCGGTCAGCACCTCCAGGGGCGTGCCGCCGAGGACGGCTCCAGGGTGGCGCACGCCGGGGTTGCGGGACACGATCTCGTCGGCGCGGGCCGCGTCGCCGTAGACGCGGTGGGCCACCACCAGGGCGGGCGTCGTCACGGGGGGCGTGTAGACGGCCAGGGACGGCAGGTCCGCGGCCCGCGAACCCAGGTCGCGGACCACCGAGGCGCGCAGGGCGGTCAGGGTCGCGTAGACCGGGTCGGACGCGGCCAGGGACATATCCTCCAGGGCTTCGGACAGGCCGCCGCGCGCGGCCAGGGCTTCGTCGGCGCAGGCGTACTCGCGCCGGGAGGATGCCTCGGCGGCCTCGATCACGGCGGCCCGGCCCATGAGCTCGGCCACGGCCGCGTCGTTGGACGCGACCCGGGACCGCTCCGGGGTGGCGAAGACCGCCGGGACGTCGGCCGCCAGGCCGGACAGCGAGCGCGTGGACACGGCGTAGGTGGTGGCCGGGTCCGTGTCCTCGCCCAGGCCGGTGAACAGGGACAGCAGGCCCCGGCCCAGCAACAGGGGCGACGTGATCAGGCCGGACAGGGATCCCTCCAGGAGGGACGCCCGGGAGAACCAGGAGCCCAGGCCCGAACCCGAGACGCGGGAGGCGGTCCAGGTCAGGGCGGAGATGCGCCTGCTGACCGAGGACAGGACGTTCGAGCGCACGAACTCCGGGCCCGACACGTCGAGTCGGTCGAGGAAGTCGTCCAGCGCCGCGCCGCGCGATTCCTCGGCGCGCCTGGACACGGTGTAGGCCGTGTCCTCCTCGGCGCGGGGTTCGGCCGCCCGCCCGGCCTCCACGAACGTCACCCGGAAGCGGGCCATGCCTCCTTCACGGGAGGACTCGCGCAGGCTCGCGTCGCGCACCTGGACCTGCTGCGACCCGAGATAGGGATGCACCAGGGTTCCGGGGCCCTCCTTCTCCAGGGCCTCGCGCAGGCGGTCGCGGGCGGCCATGTAATCCGGGCCGATGACGTAGAGGTCCAAGGAAAACTCGCGGGCCTTGCGGCCCAGATCCTCGGCGTAGGGCTCGTCCCGCTTGGGGTACTCGTGCAGTTCGCAGCGGCGGCCGAAGGCGTGGTCGTGGGCCTCCACGCGGAACTCGACGCCCCGGAAGGAGCCCGGGCGGTAGCTGTCGCGCCAGCCCATCAGTGTGCCCCCATCTGCAGACCGGTGTCCACGTCGGCCTCGAAGCCCGAGGTCTCCAGGCTCGTGACGCGGGCCGGACCGGCCACCTCGATGCGCAGCCGGGCCTCCTTCTCGTTCACGGCCCGGGCCAGGGATTCGGGAGTCAGGGCCTCGGCCATCTTGCCGCCGCCCCACTTGCCCGCGAACCAGCCGACGAGGCCGCCCAGGACGCCGCCCACGGCGGTGCCGACCCCGGGCATGACCGCCGTACCGGCCAGGGCCCCCAACTTGGCCCCGGCCAGGGAGCCGGCCAGGCCGCCCCCGGCCTCGCCCGTGGCCTTGATCTTCTCACCCGTGGACCGGGAGTCGTCGGTCCAGGCGTCGTACACGTCGTAGGCCGCCGCTCCGGCGGCCATGACGCCGCCCGCCCGCCCGAGCCACTTCCCGGCCCGGCCGAGGAAGCGGCCGACCTTGCCTCCGCGCCCGGACATGGCCGCACCGGCCTCTCCGGCCGCGCCGCCGCCCAGTTCGCCGGGCATCAGGCTCATGCGGCTGTTGACCACGTAGACGGGCAGGGGCAGGGGCAGACCGCCGAGGCCGCCCAGGCGTCCGGCTGCAGCGGCCGCGCCACCTCCGCCCCGGAACATGTCGACGACGCCGCGTCCGGCGCTCCAGGCCTTGCGGCCCAGGACCAGGCCGCCCAGGGCCATGCCGCCGTAGGCCAGCCACTTGATGGCCTTGCCGGTGTTCTCCGAACCCAGGGCGTTCAGGGCGTCGGCGGCGGCCTGGATCGGCTCGGTCAGGGAGGAGTCCGCGAAGGCCTTCCAGGCCGTGAGGAGATTGTCCAGCGCGCCCTGGGCGTCATGCGCGGCCCGGGCCGAGTCGCGCAAGGTCGTCGTGCCGTCGGCCTGCAGGGACATGAACTTGCCCAGGCTGGCGACCGACCCCGTGCGCGCGTATTCGCCCACGGCGGACTGGAACGCCTGCAGCGCCTCGGAGTCCGGGAAGATTTTCCGCAGCTTGAGCATGTCGCCGTTGGTCTTCTGCACGATCTCGGCCATAAGCTCGTTGATGGGGCGCAGCATGCGCTGCCCCTTCTTGAGCGCCTCCGGGTCGAAGACCTGAATGCCCTTGCGCCGCAATGCCTTGAGCGTCTCCGGGTTCTGGAAGGCGCGGAGCATGGCCTCGAAGCGGGTGGCGGCCTGCTCGGACGACCCGGCCCCCTGGCGGATGAGCTGCAGGGCGGCCCCCATCTCGCGCATGGCCTGGGGGCCGCGTCGGCCCCAGGCCGTGTAGGCGGTGATCACGCGCGGGCCCAGGGCGGCCAGGTTCTGGAGGGTGAAGGCCCCTTCCTTGCCCTGGACGTTGAGCACGTCCATCGCCTCCATGACCTGCCGCGGGTCGACGATGCCCTGCTTCTGGAACTCGGCGAAGATCTCGCCGACGGCCGCCCCGGCCGCGCCGGTGGCCTGGATGGTCGCGGCGAGGTTGCGGAGGTTGTCCTGGGCGAACTTCAGGTCGCCGGTCTTCTCCACGATGGCCTCCACGGCCCCCGTGATCTCGCTCGGGTCGACCCGGATGTCCGGGGCCTGGGCCACCTCGTAGATCTCGCGCTTCAGCCGCTTGACGGCGGCGTCGGCCATGTTCGCCTGGATGGCCAGGCGGGTGAAGCGGCGCTGCAGATCCACCACCATCTTGGCCGCGCCCACCCCGGCGGCCCCGGACAGGAGCGCGGTGTAGCGGTTGCCCAGGGAGTCCAGGCCCCGCCCGGCGGCCTCCACCGAGGAGCGCAGCATGTGCATGTGCCGCGCCCCCCTGGCGGCCATGCCGCCCAGGGCGGATTCGTACTTCCGCGCCTGGGCGGACAGGTTGCCGCCGAGGTCGAGAATGATGGAGGCGCGCATGGTCATGGTTTCTTCCCGTACAGCTCCGTGATGTAGGTCAGCAGGCGGCGCAGGGGCAGGCCCCGGACGGACTCCTCGGATCAGCCGGTCCTAGCGGCCAGCATCAGGAAGATCGTCGGCAGGGCCCCGGCCCACCCCAGCGTCTCGCCCCCGTTCGGACAACGCCTCCCCGGCGGCGGAATCCAACGTCTCCGCCGCGTTCTGGAGCTTCTGCAAGTCGTCGGGGTGCAGCCGCTTGATTTCGGCCAGGGCCAGGGGGCCCTGCACGTCGCCGATGCGGGCCAGCTGGCGGCGCAACAGGCCGACGCCCACTCGGGTCGGGCTGGGGACGAGCACGGGCAGGCCCTGGGAGATCATCAGCTTCTCCGCCTCTTCCTGGGCCTCGATCACGTCCCCGGCCGTGGCCTCGCGGATCTCGGCCTCGAACAGCACGTCCTCTCCGACGCGGAGCCCGTGCGTCAGGTGCACGACGATGGTGGCCATCACACCTCCTCGCAGCCTTCGGCGCTCATCTTGAGGTCCACCATGCCCTCCTTGGAATCGAGGGAGGGCACGTCCGTAGTGAAGGCGTTGCGCAAGAGGAACGCGGTCCCGTTGTCGCACTCGAAACGCACCGTCGCGCCCACGAGCTTGTCCCGCAACCTGGTCATGGAGACGTCCGCGCGGTGATGCACCTTGCAGCTCATCTCCGGCGGGACGTTCTCCTCGTTGAAGTCGATGTGGTTGACCCCGGCCACGGGGTTGCGCTTGGCCCCCCCGGGGTTCAGGGTCGCGCCGGGAGCGGTGACCAGCTCCGCGCCGTTGACGCGGATCGTCGCTTTTCCGGTGATCTTCATCCGGTCCTCCCTAGAGCTTGAACTGGCTCAGCACGGCCAGCATGCGCAGCTGATTGACCACGTCCGGCTTCTCCAGCACGTCCACGCGGTTGCGGTTGTTGGCGTTGCGTTGCACCACGAGGGTCGCGGCGTATTCCTCGAAGTTCTCCACCACCAGGCCCTCCTGCTCGCGATAGAGCGCCAGCAGCTCGTCACGGATGATGGAGGGCGTGACGATGGCCTGGCCCGGGCTGTAGCGGGTCCCGTCGTCAGCCAGCTTGTGGCGGCCGTACTTCTGGGTGATCCGGGCCTTGGCCGCGTAGCGGCGGTAGCCCTCGGTGGCCGGGGTCTGCACGTCCAGGTAGCTCGGGTCGGGCAGGCCGTAGGCGTTGAGCCGGTACATGGTGATCTCGCGCTCGATGCAGCAGGCCCCGGCGGCGCTGACCGTGTAGGTGGCGATGCCGTCCCAGAGGAGCAGGTTGCGCTCGCGCATGTCCCATCGGTCGGCCACGGCGGGCGGCAGGCAGCCGGGCAGGTCCAGCGTCTGCAGGGGCCGCGCGGGATCGATGCTCAGGCTGCCCGCCGCGCGGGCGGCGTAGCTCGCGGCCCAGTCCCAGGGCGACGTGGGCGTGGCCCCGATGCCCATCGTGGAGACGAGCTGGGAGTTGCGCGTCTCGCCGAAGGCGCCGGTGGCGGCCAGGGTGCCCCGGTAGGCGGCCCACGCCAGCCCGTCCATCTGCCGCAGCGGGCCCCAACGGTCGGCCAATTCGGCCTCCAGGGCGCTCAGGTTCACCGCGTCCGTGTAGGGCATGACGATGTGGTTCCACCATTCGTCGCCGAAGGCCGCGATGGCGGCGGCCACCTCGGGGTCGGCGGCCCCGCCGGTCATGGCCCCCACGGTCGCGGTGAGCCCGGCGGGCAGGGTTTCGCCCAGGTTGTAGTTGAAGCGCAGGTCCAGATCGTTGCCGGTGCCGCCCTTCCAGCGGCAGGTGAGGAGGACCTTGGAGGGGGTCACGCCGTCCACGGCGGCCGTGACCGGCAGGAAGGGGTCAACGGCGGCGTTGACCGCCTCGGCCAGGGCCGTGGCGGCCTGGGCGGCGGTGCAGCCCGCGGGCACGGCGGCGCGCACGCGCGTCCCGCCCACGTAGAGGTTGAGCACCCCGGCGGCCGTGGCCAGGCCGCCGAAGGTCACGGACCCGGCGGCGGCGACCCCGGCGGCGGCGTCGGTCATGGGCAGGGCCCAGGTTTCCAGGAGCATGGTGTTGGCCTTGGTCAGGACACGGAACATGGAATCCAGCATGGAGCCCCGGCCGAACAGGGCCGTGGCCTGCTCGGCCGAGGTGATCCGCACCGGGGCCAGGGGGGCGGCCTGGCCCGAGGCCAGCATCTGGCCGAGCACGAGAATCTTGTGCGCCATCGGCGGCGTGCCGGTCACGGCCTGGGAGTTGTCGAACTCCATGTAGAACAGCGGCACGCGCAGGTTGTCGGGGATGCCCGAGAAGCTGATGGACATGGGCTACTCCTTGGCCTTGGCTTTCTTGGCGGCCGGGGATTCGATCGTCACGTCGCCGTCCTTGACGCGGCGCAGCCAGTACGGCGTGTCCGGGACCTCGCGGCCCTCGGCGGGCAGATGGGCGCGCGTCTCGGGGTCGCGCACCCGGATTCCGGGCTTGGGGATGACGAACATCTGGACCTCCTATCCTTTGGGGAGTTGGATGGCTGTTTCGTGGACGGGCGACCCGTCGCCGAAGACCGCCGTGATGTGACATTCCAGGAACCAATCCAGGCTTCCGGCGTCGGCGTCCCCCGGGGCCAGCACGGCCAGCTGCCGCCAGGACACGGCCCAGAGGGCCACGCCCGCCTGGTCCAGTTCGCCGGAGAAAAGGTTCTCGGCCCGCAGGTCGCGGGGGGCCTGGGAGGCCTGGCCGGACCAGTCGTTGCCGGGGACGGCGCGCAGCAGGCGCTCCACCAGGGACAGGGCGGCCACGTCCCGGGGCAGCCGGGGCAGGTCGCGGCAGAGCACGAAGGCGGCCATCTGGCACAGCCCCTGGACCTCGCCGCCGTCCTGAATGTCCGAGGCTCCCAGGGCGGACACCAGCACGATCGGGGCCTTGGTGGCGCAGCGCCGCAACTCCCCGGCGTCGAAGCGTCCGGGGTGGGCGGCCACGGCCACGGCCTTGCCCGGCAGGGTCAGCGCCGGGGCCAGGGCCGCGACCACGGCCTGGCGCAGGGAGAGCAGGCTCATCGCAGTGCCTCCAGCAGGCCGTCGGCCCAGTCCTCGGCCAGGGCCACGATGTCCTGGGCGTCCTCGTCCGAGACCCCGAGATAGGGCCGGGCCGGGATGGTCGGGCGGGATGTGCCCGCGCCGGACAGCTGGTGGATCGCGGCGTAGACCAGGTTGCTGCCCACCTCGACGCCGTGCCCGGCCACCAGGTGGGTGATGGAGTCGTCCAGGCCGCCACCGGCCAGGAGCAGGCTCTGGCCCGCGTGACGGGTCGCGGCGTAGGCCGGGGTCCAGGATCGCCAGGGTTCGCCGTCCGGGCCGCGCTTCTCGGAGCGGATGCGCCGCTTGGCCGAGGAGGCCAGGAGCGCGCCCACGGCGTCCAGGAGCGGGTCCGGCGAGGCCCGGCCGATGCGGGCCAGCCTGTCGGAGAGCCGGGACACGTCCCGGAGGTCCACGCGCAGGGCCAGGCTCATGACGACCGCCCGCCGAAGCGGCGGCGTCCGCCGGACACGAGGCCCGGGGCCAGCGGAGACGCCTGGGGCGGCGTCTCCGGCAGGCCCAGGGAGACCTGGCCGTCGGCCGCGCGCCTGAGCCAGGCCACGGCGTCCTCGTAGCGCGTGCGGCGCTCCTCGGTCAGGCCGCTGCCCGCCTCGGAAGCCAGGCGGTACACGGCCACGTCGCAGGCCAGGCGCGAGAGCACCGGCGGCACGACGGCCAGGGGCAGGGCGTAGCGCCCGGCCAGGTAGGAGTCGATCTCGGCGTCGGCGTCGGCCAGGGCGCGGGCCACCAGCGCGGCGTCGGCCAGGCCGTCGCCGTCCCGATCGGCCAGGGCGGCCAGCTCGTCCGCGCCGCCGAGGCGCGACTCCAGATCCTGGGCGGTGGCGTACATCTACTTCTTGTCCTCCTGGGGCTTGGTCTTGTCGTCGGCCTTGGTGGCGGTCTTGGCGGCGGTCTCGTGGACCACGAGCATGGGCTCGGCCTTGAGCCGGGCCAGCTCGGCGGCGCTGAAGCGGCCGTCCGGGTGCTCCACGGCCGTGGCCGGGTGGCCCACGCCGCAGCGGCGGAAACCGTCCTTCTTGGCGGTGATGGTGACGGGCATGCTGCTCTCCTTTAGGACAGCCACGGCACAGTCAGGACTTCGGCCGTGTTCTGGTAGACGTTGGTGGCGCCGGAGGCGTCGCGCTCGGCCTTGACCACTTTCAGGGCCGCGCCCTCCAGGCTGGGCGGCACCACGAGCAGGGTGGGCCGGACGCCCAGCACCTTGCCCCGGTCGCCCTTCATGCTCATCATGGCGGCGCGGGCGGCGGAGTAGGTGGTCTCGTCCAGGGCGGCCTTGGACCCGAAGGCCAGCTGCCAGAGGCCGAGGCCCACGTTGCAGCGCGCGTCCACGCCGTAGACGTATTCGCCGCGCATGAAGGTGTTCTCGTCGGTCTCCTTGTCCTGGCTCACGAAGTTGTAGGCCTTGCGCTTCTGGTAGATGAACGGCTTGATCTGGCGCGAGGCGTCCATGAGGAACCAGGCCGCGCCCGAGCCGGACTGCATGTTGGACACGCTGGTCACGTTCCCGGCGGCGTCGAGCACGGGGTGGTCCGTGTCGAAGAAGTACTGGCCGTCGTAACAGGGGGTCGAGAAGCCGAGGGACATCAGGGCGAAGACCAACTCGTCGGGGTGGGTCCGGGCGTCCTCGCCCAGCTGGGCGAACAGGGGATTGTAAACCCCGTAGGAGTCGTCCTCGATGTCGCGCCGCTTCACCGAGACCGTGTTCTCGAACTCCTTGTTCTTGATGGTGAAGTCGTGGTTGCTCAGGTTCTGGATCACGCGGTCGCCCAGCCATTCCCGGAATCGGGTGGTGTTGCCGAGCCAGGCGTAGACCTCCTGGGCCGCGCTGGACGGCACGGTCATGGCGACCTTCTCGAAGAGGCTCTTGGCCCCCTGAAAGGCGTTGTTGAAGATGGTCTTGTAGCCCGTGAACAGGGCGCTCAGGTTCTGCCGGTTGATGAGCATGGCGGTCTCCTAGATGCGGACCCAGACGCCCAGGGCGTCCACGTCCTCGATCGTGCCCGCCTTGGAGCGGGTGTTGGTGGCGCTGGTCTTGGCCACGGTGGCGTCGTCCACGATGTAGGCGTCGGCCCCCACGTCCGCGAGGGTGACGGCGTCGGCGGCGGCCGAGTTGGCATAGAGGAACAGGCCCCGGCGAACCGGCACGACCAGCGCGCCGTTCGCGCCGCCGCTGTTGTCCACGGCCTCCTCGGCGCGGCCCACGCAGGCCAGGCCGGTGGCCGTTCGGCCGGGCTTGGCGTACCCGGCTTCGAGCACGACCAGGCCTCCGGCGTGGATTCTGGTCGAGGCGGCCACGGGGTAGGCGAACAGGTCACCCGCCCGCATGGGGGTGTCGCGGTCGTTGGTCAGGGCGGCCATGTCAGTTCACCTCCAGGTTTTTGGCGTAGTCCTCGGGCGAGAGGCCCAGGGAGCGGCACACGGTCAGTTCGGCGTCCGAGAGCCGGGGGGCTCCGGCGGCGTCCGTCTCGCGCTTCAGGGCCGCGTCCTCGGCGATGACCGGGGCCGAGGCCAGGAACGTCTTGAACTCCTCCACGCCGCCTTCCTTGCGGCACACGGCCAGGTAGAAGCCCTTGGAGGCAGGGGCCACCTTGCCGTCCTTCACGGCCTGGTCCACCAGGGCCGTGATCTCGGCCTCGGCTCCGGCCTTTTCCCGTTCCTTGAGCAACCCCTCGGCGGTCTGGGCCCGGTTCACGGCCTGGTCGTAGTCGGCCCGGGGCACGTAGCGGGTCAGGTCCAGGGCGTGGGCCTTGAGGCCGTTCACGGCCACGAGGGCCTGCCCGGCGTCGGCGGTCTCCGCGAGCCCGAGAGCCCGGCACAGGTCGGGGGTCAGCCCCGCCCCGGCCAGGGACGTGGCGGCCTTGGCCTTGAGGCTGTTCAGGGACGCCAGCGCCTGTTCGGCCGTGGCGTCCTCGGACAGCCCGAGTCCCTTCAGCAACAGCGTCTTCATGTGGTCCTCCTCGTCGCTTCCGGCACGGTTGAGCGCCGCAAGCCGCAGGTTGGGGGAATTGGTCAGGCCGACGGAGCTCAACGCCTCGATCCGGCCGGTGTCCTTGTGGTGATAGAAGGCGGGAGAGACGAAACGGTATTCGCGGTCGGCGATCTGCCCGGCGGCGCGCGGGGTCCACTCCACGCGGCCCCACAGTTCGCCGCCGCGATCCTCCAGGGCGGTGAGCCAGCCGGAGGCCGGGGACTCCTCGCCCTTGGGCGCGCGGATCTCGCTGGCGTGCTCCCAGTCCACGACCATCGGAGCGCCGCGCCGGGCGAAACGCTCCAGCACGGCGGACATGGCCGCGGGGTCGAAGGTCCAGCTCCTGCCGTCGCGGCCCTGGATCAGGGGCCCGGCGGGCAGGAGCTGAATCCACTCCGGGGCGGCCCCTGCGGGAGCGGGCAACTCGGTGTTGAAGGATACGGCGAGTCTCGACATGGGGGCAGAATGCCCCGGAACGAAGGTGGTCAGAATGCGGACAGATGACCGGGAGGGATTAAATTGAAGAGTCTAGCGAGAGAACTTTGCAAAGCATGTAGGCGACTCTATAAAAAGCAAGCATAGCTCCGATGCCGATGCTGACTAAGATTCTACCAATAATTTTGCAATCAAATATAGCCTTGTTTCCTGTCGAGATTGTGACGATAAAAGCTATCAAAAGAGCACAGATGCACCAAATAATAGCTTTATAGTGATATTTTATTATCGCCTTGAAGGCTCCTGATGTTTTTAACGACTTAATAAACTTTCTATCTTGGATAGAGAAAAAAATAGATAGTGAAGCAGATATGAAGCCAAGCAGTACAGCGTAAATTGTGAAGAAAGCGTTTGCAATTTGCGGAATATGTATTTCCTGAACGTATATTCTAAAAAGATTGAGCAACAAAAAAGACAGCAAAGAAACGGCAATAGGACCATTGCGCTCAATAAATAGATTAAATTTGCTATACATTTCTATTCGCAAGCAATTCTTTATTTGTAGACAATGATTTTTTTGCACTCATCATCAATTGTTTTGTATCAATTGATCTTCCTGTCATATCAACATCGTCTTCATATGTTAAGCGCTCCTTGAGCAAATCGATGTACTCAGATTCTGAATCATCATCTTCTTTTCCAGTGATCTGAATGTTGATGATACTATCTTTTCCTGATTGGAATTCTTTTATAAATTTTCCAACAAGTTTTTTGATCCATTCAGGCAATCCACCTTTCTTGTGCCCTACGCTAAAAATTAAATCGACATACGGTGATGCCAATATTTGCTGGATCATAATGCGTTCATTTTCGCTTATATCCTTGTCTCTTAAAAAGGATAAGTTCGTAGTCGATGCAAGTTTGACCCGTGCTTTCCGAAGAATGGATTGCCGAGCATATCTTTCCAGTGCATCTTGAGACATGATAGGGTTGATAGCTATATGTACGTCTTCAAAGTAGTGCGAAATGTATTGGAGAATATTACTCGGAGAAAGGGAGAAACGGTTCCTTTGAATCGCTACGACCTTCAGCGTCTTGTCATAAGCGATGGCGAGATCCTCTCCCAATCCTTCGTCCTCATCAAGGTCTAATTCCTCTCGTCGTCCGTCGAGTCCCGTTTTCGGCGGCAAACCATCCATCCTGACTCTGGTGAAAAGATAAGCCGAAATGCGTGGTCCAGGCGACGAGTCCAAAAGAATAGCTTGCCGATCGCCCAAAAGCGCGGAACGTTCATCACGAGGCTTGGCGCTGATCTGGCTCAGGGCATCACCCAAGTCAGGGTCGCCTTCTTGCTGTTCCACTTCGAATAGATGGAATCGAACCTTGGGCATGCCCTCCTCCTTGTCATACCGGTGGCCCCATAATGTTGGTTGAAGGAGTAACTCATAGGCGAATTCGGCGCAACGGTTCGTCCATATCCATGATGACGATTTTCATTCGCCATCCGGAATCCCCTCTCCCCGATGAGACGGGCTATGGAAACGCCGCTGATTCGCGCCCAGATGCGTTTAATTCCGCGTTTAACGGAAATCGGCGGGAATGGTGCGACGGCCCCGCCCTCTGGGCGAGAATCGCCGAACTGTTGACGGGAATTGCGGCGGGCCCTACGAAAGCGGAAGGGCGGGCGCGACACGGTGACATACTCCCTGCCGTAGCACGACGCGATGAGCGTCGGAGCGTCATGTGGGGTTGCCGCGCGAGCGGAGGGAGGCCCCACCGTCCGCCCTACTTCCTGCCTTCATTCCGCAGTCTCCTCAGGGCCGTCAGGCGGAGATTCCCCCCTTCGGCCCTCGCCGTGAACCGCAACGCGACGACTCCCTCTCTCAGCATGAACTCGAGTTCGCCGTCGTCGTTCCTGATGCTCCGGCCACGATCCAAGACGTCCTGGACCGCAGCGCAGGTTCCGGGCGTGATCTCCTCGAACCCGGCCGGAATGTCCTGTGACAGATGCAGGGTGCGGACTCCGATACGCTTCGCGTCCTCATCCCGGAGCGCGCCCACGGGGAACGCACCCCGGGGCGCGGTCAGCCAGTCCCGGAACAGCGGGCCGCCGACCAACTCGCGGATCGAGGCCGCAGCATCTTCCCGGGCGGCGGCTTCCAGCTTGTCCGCGATCCGTTCCAGGGCGGCGGCCGTGCGGCCATACATACCCGGATTGTAGTCCCAGCCGGGATCGATGCCCGCAGGCACACGTTGCGTCCGACCCGTGCGGACGTTCTTCCAGGCCCGGGTACGTGCGGGCGGGGCCTCGGTGCGCACCGGATAGCGCCGGTTCGCGAGGCGGCCGGTGGGCAGGCCCGTTTCCGGGTCGATCTCCTGGATCTGGGCCTGGAGCCCGGTCTTCTTCAAACGTTCGGCTTCAGAGCGCGACACCTGGCGAATCCTGCACTGGCAGCCCCAGCCGTTGGGCGTGAAGTGGGTCTGCCAGAACTCGTGGTCCGCAGGTAGGAGCAGGCCGAACCAAGCGGCGTGTTCCGGCCGGTGTTCACGCGAGGGGCCGGGCTCGTACAGCAAGAACGGCAGGGCGGCCTTGGTGCGCTGGATGCGCTCCCAGCTCCCGGCGGCCCGGGCCGTGCGGAGGTTGGTCGTGTAGATGACGTCCAGTCTCCGGGGGCTGCCCAGCTGGGCCCGGCGCACCTCGCCGGTGAGCGGATCGGTCATCTCCTTCCGGCCCCACCAGCCCTTGCGCTCCAGCCCGGGGCGCAGATCCTCGGCGAAGTCCCGGAAGGTCCGGCCCTCGGCCAGGGCCTGGTCCACGGCGGCGCGGATGTCGGCCAGCACGTCGAGCTGCACGGCCTTGGCCACGGTGAAGGCCGTGGCGTGCTCCTCGCGCCAGACGTCCGTATAGGAGAAGGACGGCTGCAGCTTGCGGCGCGCCCGCAGATAGGCCAGGGCCTCGGCCGGGACCGGGCCGGGGAAGGAATGGCCCGGCATCAATCGTCTCCGGCCATGCCGAGCCCACGGGAGAGGAACGCCGCGCGGGCCAGGCGGCGGACCAGCTCTTCCGGGTCCATCTCTGTGATCAGGCCGGGCAGCCCGTCCAGAAACTCCTCATAGGAGGCGCTCCTGGCGGCCAGGGCCTCCAGCGGGTCCAGGATAGGGGCCATCTGGGGCTCCCACTCGGCCAGCCCCTCGGCGGCGAGGTCGGCCAGAAGGTCTTCCCCGGCGGGCGATCCGGCCCGGTTGAGCGCCGGGCGGCGGGCCCGGTTGAGCACCGTGGCCTCGCCTGCGGCCGGGGCCAGGACTTCCGCGCCCTCGGCCGGGTCCGGGAAACCCAGGCGGTCGCGGGCCACGGACGCCTCCACCCGGAGCCCCAGGGGCGAGAGCTTGGCCAGGGCGTCGGTCAGGGCCGCGATGTCCTCGGGCTCACGCACGGGCAGGGCCAGGCGCGGATAGCGGCCGTGAAGCGGGGGGCCGAAGTTCAGGTCGACAACGGCCCGCACCAGGTCGCGGTTGATGGTGGCGGCCAGCTGGGCCCCGTCGTCGCGCAGGATGTCCAGACGCACCTCGTTGTGCACCTTGGCCTGGCCCAGGGAGCTGCCGTCGTCCGTGGTCATGGTCTGGCCGAGCACACCTTTGGAGACCTGCCGGTCCAGCCAGTCGGCCAGGCGCTGGAAGAGGTCCTGGCCGCCCGTGGACTTGCCCGCCTCCTGGAAGTCGATGCGCATGGTGTCGGGCAGCACGGCGGCCGCGTCCGTTCCCAGGTTGGCCACGGCCGATACGAGGGTGGCGATGTCCTCCGGTGTGGCTCCGGTCCCGTAACGGCCCAGGCGCAGGGGCATGCCGAAGACCTCGGCGAAGGCCAGCCAGTCCGCCAGGGTGTAGGCCTTGCACATGTAGGCCGTGGCGGCCAGCCGGGCCAGGCCGCCGCGCGCGGCCAAGCCGGACTTGAGCCTGGGCGCGTGCACGATGAACTTGTAGGGCGGCAGGGGCAGGCCGTCCGGCGCGCCGATGTCGGCCAGGCGCAGCTCCCGGCCGGTCTCGCGGTCGAAGACGAAGAACTTGGGGTCGCGCCACTCGTACGCCCTGGGTCGCCATTGGGAGCTGCCGCGTTCCCAGACGATCTCGCAGGCCGCGAAGCCTTTGCCCAGGCCGTCCAGCAGGTCGGCGAGCAGGCCGGTGAACTCCGGCTCGGCCACCAGGGCGCGCACGGCGTCGGCCAGCTCCTGGTCGCGCGTCTCGTCGCTGGCGGCCTCCACCGTGGGCGGCAGGCCGGTGCAGGCCCGCTTGCGCGTGCCCAGCACCGAGGCGTAGTGCGGGTCGCGCTCCTCCATCTCCTCGGCCAGGATGAGGTATTCCCGCAGGTCGCCCTCGGCCGCCGCCCGCAGGATGCGGGCCAGCCGGTCCGGGGTCAGGCCCCGGGACACGGAATCCGCGTCCCAGGCCCGGCGCACGCCGGTGAGCTGGGGCGCGGCGTGTTCGCGCAGCAGATCCTTGACGCGGATGGGCTCGCCCCGATGGTCAAACAGGGTCACGTTCTTCATGGGTGCTCCTAGAGAATGCCCCGGCCGAAGCCGCCCGTGACGCGCACCGCGCGGTGCATGGCGTCGCCGTCCGGCCCGGCGCGTCGGGGAACGGGGATGTAGCCGAAGCGTTCCCGACCGGTGTCGGCTGCGGCCAGGGCCAGGAACAGGGCCCAGGCCCGGTCGGCGTGGCCCGCGCCGTCGGAGTCGGCCACGAAGCGCGGCGCGCCCGTGGGGCTCGTCTCCTTGCGCAGCTTGTGCAGGTCGGCGCGCAGAACCTCGTCTCCGGCCGGAATGCGCAGTTTGCGGTCCTCGAAGGCTTCCCGGCCCAAGGTGGCCAGGTAGAGCTTGGAGGTCGAGGTGAAGAGCACCCCCTGGACCCGAAGCGAGCCGTGGCGGGCGCGGGCGTCCTCCACGGGCTTCTCGCCCATGCCGGTCTGATCCATGCGGCAGGCGGCCACGCGGTAGCGTTTGAACACCTCGTTCAACAGGTGGTCTTGCTCGGCGAAGGAGACGCGCCGGCGGGCCGTGATCTCGCGGGTCCAAAGCACGTCGCCCACGGCCTCCAGAACCCAGATCACGAACAGGTCGGAGCGGGCCGCGATGTCCACGCCCACGAAACAGGGACCGCCCAGGTAGCCCTCGGGCGATCCCGAGCGTTCGTGCTCGCAGGAGTTGATGCGGTCGAAGGAGAGCCAGGCCGCGGCCTCGTCCAGCCATTGCAACTCGTATTCCTGGCGCCAGGCGTCCTCGTCGGCGCAGCCCTCGCGCAGTTCCTCCACGTCGCGCTCCAGGCCCTCGGCCACGGCCCGGCGTATGTCCACCACGTGGCGGCTCCAATGGCCGCGCCTGCCGGTCATGAGTTCATAAAACTTGTTGCCCTTGCCGTTCGGCGTGGACACGACGCGCAGCTTGAGCCCGGGCCTGGAGATCACCGGGAACAGGGCGGCCCATATCTTGCGGGAGTCGGCGTGGAAGGCGAATTCGTCCAGAAAGACGTTGGCCGAGAAGCCGCGCGCGGTGTCCGGATTGGCGGGCAGGGCCGTGATCCGGGAGCCGTGGGGCAGAATCACCTCCAGAGCCTTGATGCGCACGCCGTCCTCGAAGCGGCAGGAGGAGTCGTCCTCGAAGGACTCGAAGGCCGCGCCCATGGCCTTGAGGTGCAGCTTGAGCCCTTCGTCCATGGCCTCCCGGGCCTGGCGCTCGCCGCGCGAAAGGATGACCCAGCGCGTCCGGCCCCCGAGGATGTCGGTCTCCACCACGTCCTCGGCGATCTCGTAGGTCGTGGAGAAGGTCTTTCCGGTCTGGCGGGCGAACATGCCGATCTTGAATCGGCTTTTGTCGTCCACCCAGCGACGCTGATATGGCAGGAGGATGCCGCTCACGCTTCGCCTCGATAGACGGCCTTGACCCGCTCCAGAACCTCGACGGGCGAGAGACGTTCGCGCCGGGCGGCCTCTCCGGCCTCGGCCACGGAGCGCTCCAGCTTGGCCTCGGCCTCGCGGCGGGCCCGCTCCAGGGCCTCGGCGCGCCAGCGCTTCTGGGCCACGGAGGAACGGCAGAGCTCGGCCACGGATCGGGTGAGACCGGCGAGATTGAGATGCTCGGGGTCCACCTGGATATCCTGGAGCACGGTGAAGAGCTTTTCCTGGACCAGACGGGTGAGGGCTTCGTTCACGGCTCCCTCCTCGTCCGGGGCGGCCTCCACGATGGCCTTGGCCTGTTCGCTGGCCAGCTTGAGAGCCTTCAGACGCTCCTCGAAGGATTTGCCGTAGCGCTGGAGGCTCGACTTGGAAATCTCCCATCCCCGGCGGAGCAGTTCTTCCTCCAGGAGACGATATCCCTGGAAACCTTTTCCGGCCAGGGCTTCGTCCAGCCAGGCCTTGACCTCGGGCGGCAGCGCGTGGACGGCGGGACGTCTGGGCATGGTCAGCCCCAGTACTTGGTCGGGCGGGCGATGCCCGGTTCGCAGTCAACGGTGTACTCGGCCAGATCCACGCCGTGGCGGTTCAGCTCCGCGAACCAACGCCCGTCGGGCTGCTTGTCCAGGTCCACCAGGCGGCGGTCGGCCAGGTAATCGAGTTCGCGGCGGAGTTCCATCTGAGTGGCGTCGGGATAGACGCCTTGCACAGTGGCCAGGGCGACCTCCTCGAAGCAGCCCACGGGCCGGGCGTTGTTCAGCGTCAGGATGAGGACCCACCGCATATGCTCGCGGCGGGCCTTGGCGGGGTCAACAGCCATTCCGCGCCTCCTTGAGGGCTTCCAGCTTTCCGGCGAGGCCGTCCAGCTTGGCCTCGATCACGGTTTGGTTGCGAATCCAGTCGTCGCGGCGCACGTAGTCCAGGGGCAGGTCGGCCTTGAGCCTGAGCACGTCCTTCTCCACCTCCTCGACGCGGGTCAGGGCGGACCGGGCGGCCTCCCGTGCGGCGGCGGTGTCGGCGGCCTGGAGGCGGGAGACAACCTTCCAGGTTCCGGCCGCGAAACCGAAAAAAGCCAGAAGGAGCGAGACGGCCAGGGAGAGCAACTGCCAAGGGGTGAATGTCAGTTCCACGGTCGGCGCTCCTCTTCCATCGTACGCGGCAGGCCCTCGGCCCAACGCACGAGGGCCCGATAGCGGGCACGCAGTTCCCCCATGTAGCGGCCCACGTCGCGGGCGTGAGCCAGGACGTCCCGCAGCGTCACTCCGCCGCCTGTTCGTAGTATCCCGGACTCAGCGGCGCCGGCCTGTCCGGCATCTCCGTCAGGGCGGGCGGCGGCGCCGGGCAGACCTGCGCGGTCGCCGAGACCGAGGGCACGGTTGTAGAGGCGCAGCCAATCAGGACCGAGCAGCACAAGGCCGTCAGCAACGGCCACGTCGAGCGAGGCATGGGCGATCTCCTTCTTGGTCAGGGCGCGGCGCTGGGCCGCAACGGTTTTCAGGGCGGCCCTCAGATCGCGTTCCAGGTCGTCCCGGCGGGCGATCTCCGCGTCCAGGATGCGGCGGGCCAGGTCCGAGGCCAGACGCCCGGCCTCGGCCACCCGGGCCTCGTATTCGGCCAGGGCGGCCCGGCCCTCGGCTTCGGCCGTTTCGCGGCCGAAGCCGTAGCCGCGCCATGCGGCCAGGGCGGCGACGACGAGCAGCGCCGCGATCAGCCCGAGAGCCAGGGCCGCACGTTTCCAGGGGGCGTTCAGAAGCGCGACGGGGTCCATCACGGCAGGGCCTCCTCGGGGGCCACGCCCGGGCCCCAACTTCGGTAGAGGGGCTGGAGCGCGATCAGGATTCGCCGGGGATAGGCGCGGTTTTCCCGGAACGCGGCCTCGGATCGGGAACTGAAGCCCTCCACCTGTCCGAACCAGCGGTTCGGGTCTGCGCCGCAGCGTGCGGCCAAGGCTCGGTCACGGGGAATCCAACCAGGCCCGCCGTTGTAAGCGGCCATGGTGAAGGCCCAGCGTTCCCAGGACGATCTCCCGGGCATGCGGTCGTACAGATGGCGGTCGTAACGGCAGAGTGCCAGCAAGGCCCATACGGGGTTGAGCGGCGCGGCCTCGGCCAACTCGCCGGGGTACGTCTCGGCGATCCAGGCGGCCGTGGCCGGAGTGAACTGGGCCAGGCCGTCGGCGTGGGTCGAGCGCGCCCGGTGATTCCAGGCGGACTCTGCGTGGACCTGGGCGGCCAGCACGGCAACCGGAGCGCCGGGACCGAAAACGTAACGCGCGGCGCGTAGCAGGTCGCGACGGTGGGCCTCGGCCCTGCGGGGAACGCTCTCGGCCCTGAGCGCCTCCGGCAGGATCGCGCCGACCAGGGCGACCGCCAGGATCACCGCCGTAAGCACGCGGGCCGCCGAGGCGCGGACGGCACTCACAGGGCCAACCCCGCCGCCAGGATCACGGCCCCGACGATGACGGCCCGGCGCAGCTGGGCCACGCCGAAGAGCAGGAACAAGCCGCCCGTTTCGTACTTCTCGGGACGGGCGTAATGGAACAGGGCTCGGTCGATCCAGTAGCCCACGAAAGCGGCCCAGGATACGATCCAGAGCTTCCAGGCTCCGAGCACGAGGTTGCGGGGGCCGGAGCCCTCCGGGCCGTAAGCCCAAACCAGAGGCGCGAGGACCACGGCCAGGACGAGAAAGGTGGACATGCGCGGCGGCCGCGCGCGCACGATGTCGCGGAAACGTCGGGACATGAAGCCTCCTTTACGACCGCAGGGTGCGGGCGCTTCAGCAGGCTTCGGGATAGCGCGGAACGCGGATCAGATTAGCGGGGACAGATGGCAGGGGGGGGCTTACGTTTTTAAGCATTCCGGAGCGTAAGTGAAAAATAATTCGGCGCATTCACATCTGTTTCGTCTCGGATAGATGCGCGCAATAGGTATTCTTTGCCTCTTTGCTTTTTGAGCCCAGGATGCAACGGTATTGCGCTCTCCTGCGTAGCGTTCTGCAGCACCATTTTCAAGTTCAGCATATCTTCGCAAAAAATAAGCGACAAAATCTGCAACTTGTAAAAGCGGAACATGCTTGGAATCCGCGAAATGCGGGACGTCGATGATCTGATCCAATTTTTCCTGCTTCTTCCCGCGGGAATAGTAACTATCCGTCCAGTCAGGAGGATTTAGGATCAAATCGGTGAAATGCAATCTTTCCGTTTCTTCGTTGTCGAAGATCAATACCGTGTTGCCTTTATTCTTTGAGCACTTTTGATGGTGTTTTTGAAGGCATAGGACAAGGTGCAATCCGAGCATTCTCCATATTGTTTTAATATCGTTGTATCTATCTGTGCCGGGAAATTCATCGTTGAATTTCTCCTTATCAATTGAACAAAAGACGATCTCATGCTTTCTTTCTTCAATCCAGTCAAAAATGGCTCCTATGATTCTGGCTCGTTCCCTTCCGTCGATTCCCCGCCATGGACCGTTCCCCGAATAGAAGTCGCGAGTATGAATCTCTTCGATTGTTCTACCGACATCTGTGCTCAACGTTCTTAAGACGTTGCTCCATGCAGTTTTCGTCGGGCGCATTCGGTATGAGTCGATGATTATGCCGACCATAACTGCGTACGGTTCATCTCCCGTTCCGCTTTCGTCAATGTAGCATAATTTCATGACAGCTCCTATTTGTTGTTCAAACTTTTCTGCTTGGAACATTGGAAATAGGGCTTCAAAATATTCATGGCATCTTCGACGGAGCGGATTTGACATTGCCAGACGATCAAAACGCGCCAACCAGATTCTTCGAGCCGAGCGTAATTGATCTGATCCCTCTGTACGTTTGCAGCGAACTTGCGCTGCCAAAATTCCGTGTTGGATTTCGGAATTGTTGTTCTTTTACAGCCTGGATGGCGATGCCAGAAACAGCCGTTGACGAAAATCACCGTCCGCCATTTCGGCAGTACCAAATCCGGCCGTCCCGGCAACGGCTTCACGTGCAGGCGAAAACGTAGGCCGAGCCGGTGAGCCGCTTTTCTTACCAGCATTTCCGGTGCGGTATTCTCCCGACATATCGCCCTCATTATTTGACTTCTTCGCTCAGGCGAGACGATATCCATCATGAATAACCGTATTATTCTTCAATAAAATGTCTGAGGACTGGTAAAAGTTCATCGCGGATTTCAAGCGCTTTAAAGCGGCTAATTGTTTGAACGTGGTTATGCATTACTCCATTTAGCATTGGCATGTGATAAGCTACTCTGCGATGGCTTGTTTTTATGTGTGCATTACATTCTACGCCGAATACATCTGAGTTTTTTTCAATAAAAGAATTTAATTCTTCCATTTTCGGATTCAAGTTACCTTTTTCTTTTTCATTTAGTGGTGAACATTTTTTTTGTTCGCGGGAAGCGATGCAATAATCTTTAAGTTTTTTGAAAAATCCGTGCCTGGTCAAATAATCGATTACAGATGTTTCGTATAATATGCGCGTTAAGGCCATAGATGCGTATGAAAACTGCATGATATCAATTTCTTTTGCTTCGTGTACAAGGGATAACAGCTTATCTTTACATTTATTTTCAGCTATGTCTTGTGGCAATACTGTCGTATATTCATTATGATCTTCTTTCGGGGCGTTTTTATTTATTTTCTTTTTATTTGTATTGTCTACGGGTTGATTTATGCTAATTGTGTCATGACGAACTTTTTTGTTTAAAGGCTTTGGCAGTGGTTTAAATTCTTCACCAGACCGTTTTGCTATCTTCAACTTATTAGCAAAAGATCTCCATTTTGCAGTGAATTTTCGCATTTCATCTAGCGCAAACTGGTAGGCTTTATTGTTTAGATCAATATCTGTTTTTGCTGTATTCCATGGCAACAATGATGGGTCTTCGCATTTAAAATTTACTTTTCCAACAAAGCCATAAAATTCAGAGTGAAATTTTAAACCCCAGCCTGTCTTAGTGGTTTGATCTGAAAACACAATAGCTCTATCATTACACAAAACAGTCCATCCATATTCCTGTGTTAATGTGCTATTTACTTCCCTGTCATATCCTTCTTCATTTGAAAAATGATGTTTTATGTGCTGTCCACATTCTATATAAATTGATACATTATCATTTGTCTTGAAAAATTGGTATTCTGGTTGAAAAAGGCTGTTTTCACGAATCCCAATTGTCTTGTTTTCGATGACATGGTTGTTAACTTCAATTGAAAGCCCAGCATCGATAAAACGTCCGTAAATTAATCCGATCGATCCTTGAATCTTATTGATAAATTTATCATCTGAAAATGATTTGGAAATCTCCTCAGCCGGTCCGCTAATTTCAATTTTAGTCCCTATTTCTCCGCTCGTTGGGAACTGCAGAGCTGGCAATGACCATTTTTCGCTTTTGAGGTATTCTTCAACATTGAGAAGCAAGTGGGCTCGTTCTGCCCCCGTATCCGTCATGAGATTGCTTATTTTTCCTAGCTTAAAGAGCGCTCGATTCAGGCCGATTCCGAACGCTCCTATTCCGTTGGCGTGCCGTGAAGGCTGACCAATACGAAACACCATCTGCTTGAGCTGTTTCACAGGAATTCCGCCACAGTTATCTTCGATCCGCAGACCGTTTCCATCGAATTCGAGTTTGATGGCGAAACCGGAGAACGGAAGTTCCGGCCTGTTTTCTCTATCGTCGCCTTCAGGTCTTTTTAATATTGTTTCCCGAGCTGCATCGACTGAGTTATCGATAAGATCGAAGATGCAGGCCTCGGTGCTGAGGTCGCGCGTGAGACCATCTACGACGAGCTTTTTGTTCGGCCGCGTATCGACGAAGAACGAACTGCTTTTCTTTTTCGCCACGCTCATACCCCCCTGGTTCGGTATGAACGTTTACCCGATAGAGAATCAGGCGGCAAGAGGGAGCGCGAGTTTCGCGCTCAGGTGCCTAAGGATCGAATACGAAACGAAAGGTGAAACGCTGTTCCCAATCATGCGGAAACTGTGCCACTTGGTGGGATGAAAGACGAACCAATCGGGAAAGCCTTGCAATCTGGCTGCCTCGCGGACGGTAATGACCCGCCCTTCCGCCGGATGTAGAGGGCGAACGGCTTGGAAAGCTCCTTTGTCTCTTCCCGTCCCAGCCCGCAAAGTGGGGCTGAGGCCGTCCCATGCCAGTTTCTGCGATCTGCTCACGGGATCGCTTTTCCCAGGAAGAATATCGGCATAACGTTTGGAAACGTCGCTACCGTGTTTGGTCGAAAACAATCCGGAAACCATTCCGGTCTGAAATCTCGCTACGGCCTCGGCCCAGCCGAGCCCGTCCGGAGGAAGGCTTCTGAGCCGTACCGCGTAGGCCGAAAGTTGGGAAGCGTCTGTGTCGGGATAGGAAGCCCACCCAAAGTCGTCGGGGGTCTTCATGTCCGGAATCGGGGAGGGGAGATCCGCTATAGCGTCTCGAACGGTCGACGAGCATGTGACTGGCGAGTCGAGAAAATCGTTTATGGATACGGCTTCCATGCGCTTCGGGTCGTAGCCGAGTACCACCACGCGATGTCTATTCGTTGCGGCTCCGAAATCAGCGGCGTTCACGATGGTGGGAGGGCATACTCGATAGCGTTTCGCGACCAGATCAATTCCGCTTTGAAGGATGCCCACGTTTTCGGCATCGAGCAGGCCCTCCACGTTTTCCATGATGAAGAATTTCGGGCACAGTGAAAGCACTTGCCTGAAAAAGTGGTGAACCAAACTGTTTCTCGGGTCGTCTTTCCGTCGTTTTCCAATGCGGCTGAATCCCTGGCAGGGGGGGCCGCCGATCACGCCGTCCGGTGATGTGTTGCCGAGAAAATGCCGCCAAGCGGAAGCATTCAGGTCGGCTACACTTCCCTGGATCGCTTTTGTCCGAGGAAAGTTGAGGCGGTATGCAGATTGAAGGACCGGATCCACATCGATCGCCGCCAGCGAATGAAACCCGGCCAATTCGGCACCGAGGGTGAATCCGCCGCAGCCGCAGAACAAGTCGACTATTGTGCACCCTGTATTCATTATCGGACCGCCCTAGGCAGGATTGTGATCCGTTATCCTGAGCATCTCATTTTTTCAAGGAAAATCCACGCCAGGGAGTTTGCCCCATGCATTTTTCTCAGGTGTTCTGCCGTTCTTGTGCCGCCGCACGGTGCGTGCCGAGACCCCGGCCTGACGGGCGGCCTGTTCCACGCTGAGGCCCTGCTTCAGGCCTCGGCGGATGGAGGCCCAGACCCGGGCACGGTTGCCCGCGGCCGGACCGAGGGGTACCTCGACTTCGCCGCCGCCCAGAACCTCGGCCACGGCCCGGGCCGGTTCCTGGCCCAGAAGTGCGGAAAGCCAGTGGCCGGGGTGGAGGTTCTCAGGCCTGGGGATGTAGGCCCTGCCTCCGCCCTTGGCCCGTGCCAGGCGGACTGCGGCCAGGGGGCCGGCCACGCGGGCCACGTCGGCCAGGATGCCGGGAAAGACGTCAGACTCCACGCCTGGGCTCCTCGGATTCGGCAGCGCGCCTCCTGCGACCGTCCCGGCTCAGGGCCGCGATCACGCCACGCAGATGTTCGGGACGGGCCCACTCCAGACGCTCCACGCCGTACATGCGCTTGAGGATCGCGGCGGCGTAGTTCCGGGGCACGTAACGGGCCTGCCCGGCACCCTTGTCGGCCAGTAGGGCCTCGATCTTGGACAAGAGCGCGGAACGGTCGTCGGGCCGTTTCTTCGGAGCGTGCGGAGTCGTGCGGCTCCTTCGCCGCAAGCCGGGCTCGGGCCGCCAGCCGAGTCTGCCGAAATGTTCCAGCAGGGATTCCAGACGTGACGTGGACAGCTCTCGGGCCGAGGCGACGTCGAACCGATCCTCCAGGAGGTTGCGGTATTCGTCCTCGGACAGACCCAGGCGGACCTTGGCGATGTGGACCTTGGCCAGGAGAGCCTTGCGGAGGAGGTCGTGGCTATCAACCATGTTATTTGATCTCAAAATGTTTGACAGTTTCTAATTGGCAAAGTATATTTTAAGTCCGTTTAATCGGCACGTAGCTCAAGCGGATAGAGCGCCGACCTAACGAATCGGCAGGTGAGGGTTCGAATCCCTCCGTGTGCTAACAATGCCCCGGCCTTGGCCGGGGTTTTTGTTGCTCCGTTCATGTTCTGCGTCTCGGCTGCTCGTCAGGTCCGGGCCGCCGCACCCGGACGACCGGCCCGCAAGGGGCCGGTTTCGCATCAGGCGGCCGCCTCCTTGCCGCCGAGAGCGTTGACGGCTTCCCGATTGATTTCGATGTAGAACTCGTCCTTGACCTCCCGTCGGACTCCCACCGTGGCCAGACGTTCCTCGGGCCAGGCCCGGAGCGCATCCTTGTCCACGGTCTCGCGGTTGCGTACGGCCTCGGTGAAGCCGAATCGTTTGCACTGCTCCAGGACCATTTCCCAGGTGGTCCTGGCCGCCGTGCGCACCGCCGTGGACAGGCGGTAGCCGATGACGCCGTATCCCAGGTCCAGGGATTTGCGCCGGGAGAACAGGGACGCCTTGTTCAACTCGGCGAAGGCGGCCAGGGCCTGCTCCAGGTCGCGGCGGCGTTCCGCCAGCGGCGCGCAGAGGGCCTTGGCCCGGGCGCGGGCCGTGTCCAAATCCTGGTTCATATGCGCCTCGTGACTCTCCACCACGCGTTCGATCTCGGCGATCTCGGCCAGGGCGGCCTCGGCCTGTCGGACTTCGGCGATCACCACGGCCTTGGGCTTGCTTCTCTGGGTCATGCCTTCTCCTTCACTGGCGCGTCGCGGTCTCGGGGACTGCGGGCGCGAACACGGTTTCCAGGTTTCCGGCCTGCTCGGCCGCATCCTTGAGCTCGGCGCGGGCGTTGCGCAGCACATCCCACGTTTCCTCATCCACACGTCCGGCCAATTCGCCCAGCCGGGCCGCGACGTTCTCGATCTTCGCCTTGAGCATGGTTCCTCCTAGAGTCTGCTGTGCGGGCAGCCGTTGCGGCAGGCCCGGTAAAGCGCCACCCGTTGGGGATTGGTGGAGGCCCAGGGAAGGCGCTGGTTTTCGAGACAACGAGCGGCGGGAATCACGCCCGCCACGGGGCAGCACACCTCGGCCGCAAGCAGGGCCGCACGCACGGCCAACTCGACGCGGGTCTCGGGTGCGCGGTACTTGCCCGCCAGGACCTGGTTCACGGCGGCGGCCGAATAGCCGATGCGCGCGGCGGCCGCCCTCTGGCTCGTGCGGTCGCACTCCTCGGCCAGAGCCCGAACCCAGTCGGGCAAATCCCCGTTTCGGGCCCGGCGCGCGGTCTCCACGGCAGTCATGCGTCTACCTCCTCGTGCCAGACGAGGCGGTTCAGGTTCGGGTCGAAGACCACCTTGGCCCGGGTGACCATGGGCGGCCGGGGACCGGTGTCGACGGCCAGTCGATGGAGCCCCGGACGGCCCGGCGAACCCGGCCGCAGTTCAGCCAGATAGCCCGCGCGGGCAAGGTGGCGAACGTAGTTCTTGGCGTCGTCCTCGGCCACGGGAACCGACTCGGTGGAGGCGGCCACGGCCAGGTCCAGGGCCGTGAAGGAGCGGAGCATCTTCATGGTCCGCCACATCTGCTCGCGGGCGAGACCCTGGAGTACGGGCCCGCCGTCACGCCGCAGACGGGGAGCCTCGACGCCGTCGTCTCGGGCGAGTTCATAGCGGACCGCCACGAACGGGCCGTTCGGGGCCGAACGATTCAGATAGCCGCCGGCGACCAGATTTTTCACGTAGCTCCGCACGGTTCCTTCGTTTTCACCCGACGCCTCGGCGACCTCGGCTAGAGTGAATTTGCGCAGTTCGCGTACGGCCTCCCACACCGCCTGACGACCGTAGGCGTGTCCCCGCGCTTGCGCGGAGAGAACCGCCACGGACTTGCGACCGGACATTTCAAACCCTCCGCGGCGGGGGAGTGCCCGTGTAGATCTCGCCCCGGTATCCGGCCAGGTCCATGGCGGCCAGGCCGCCAGCCTGGGCGAACTCCCGCACCCGGTCCAGATTGACGCAGATGCGCCGCGCCGAGCCGCCCGAGGCTTCCAGGAGCCGAGCCAGGAGGTCGTCGGCCAGTTCCACCCCCCGACAGTAGAGTCCGGCCAGGACGCGGGCGTCGGCCTCTCCGGCTGGCTGGGCGGCCTGCCAGTCGAGCATGCGGCCGTGCACCCGCTCGAAGCGCGAGAGCTTCTCGGGCAGATATTCCTCGCCGATGAGGATGATTGCCGCCTGGCTGGACTCGTAGATGTCCCTGACCACTTCGATCATGTTCTTGGCGAGGAGATGATCGGCCTCGTCGATGATCAGGGGGCGGGCCGAGAGGGTCAGCTGGCGACCCGCCTGGTCGAGCATGTCCGGGATGGTTCCGGCGGGTCGGATGCCCATCTCGCGGAGGATGGAGGCCAGCAGATACTTGCGGGTCCAGACGCTCTTGACCTGGACGTGGTACGCCCGGTGCCGGTTGGCGGCGTAAATGGCCGCGAAGGTTTTGCCGCGCCCGGACGGGCCGTGGAACGTGGCCATGCCGGGCAGTCCGGCCGGACGGCCCATGACCCGCTCCACCAGGCCCGAAAACAGGGCCACGTTGCGCAGAGGGGCCACGGTTCCGGGCACGGGCGCGGAAGTATTGCCGCTTGACATGCTTTTCCTCCTGGTTTGTCGATCGTCCAACTGGCGGCCCGCGCTTCGGGAGCGCCGGACCGGGCCCTATCCTTGCGCCGCGAAGGGCAGCATGGAATCTCCGAAATCGTCGTAGACGGTGCGGAAGCCTCGGTATTCCGCCGTGAGCCGGTATCCCCGGAGCCAACGTTCCTCGGCCTCGGGCACGTGTTCTCCGGCGGCTTGGCGTTTCTCCAGATGGAGGGCCCGGGCGAAGCGGGTTTCCGGCATGTCCGGCGCCGGGCGTGGGGCGCGTATCTCCTCGGCCAGGGCCTCCAAGCGCCGCTGCTCCCCTTCATCGACCGGAGCGGGAGGACGGGTGTCTTCGGCCCTGGCGGCGCGTCCCGCCTGGACCAGGGCCGGGGTTTCGTAAACCTCGGCCGGACGTGGCAGAGAGGAGAGCCGGGCGGCCTCGGCCGAGCGGGCGGCAAGAATTTCGGCGGCGATGTCGCCGGTTTTCATGCGCCGGGCGGCCTCGCGCAGGGCCTGTTTCTGTTCGGCCAGAACGGCCCGCTGGCGGGCCTTGCGGGCCACGGCCAATTCCCGGCGGGAGACGCCCGCGATTTCGGGGCAGACGGCCCGGCAGAGGAAGACGCCGTCCAGGTCGAAGACGTAGGCCGCGCCGACGTCGCCCTCATCGAGCCGGACGAGCACGTCCGAACCTTCGCGGCCGCCCAGGGCCGGATGGTCGTAGAGGCCGCCGTCGATACGAAGGCCTTTTTTGCCCACGCGGCGCAGGCCGTCGCCCCCGGGCGCAGGCAGGAGCAGCACGTCCAGGGCCCGCTCGTCTTCGATGCGGCGCAAGGGCTCGCTCCACTCGGTGGCCGCCTGCCAGGGCGAGCGGCCGTTCAGACCGGAGTGGGGGCGGCGGGCGTATACGTCCGCGCACCAGCGGTCGCAGAAGTTTTGAAGGTCCCGGGGGCTCAGACGCAATTCCAGCGTCCGGCCTTGTTTCATGATCCTCTGGGCGAAGGAACGTCGAGCTTCGATGTCCTTTCGTTCGGCCACGTTGTGGCCGACATAGCCGGAAAGGAATTCCAGCAGATCATGAGAAAAAGTGCGGAAGGCTCGTTCGATGTGCGGCTTTTCCTCCGGTGTGAACGGCGTGCAGATTTGCTGCCGGATGCCCAGGCCAAGAAAGAGGCCCTGGACGTGACGGCTCACGTAATCCGTTCCATTGTCCGTGCGCGCGGTCTCGGGCACGCCCCAGGCCAACAGCGCCCTCCGCAGGCAGGAGGCCACGGCCGCCGAGGAACTCGTGCGGGAGACGTGCAGGACGAGGCGGCGGCTGTAGACGTCGATGCAACCGATGATCGTATGCCGGGTCCCGTCGGAGAGGAGGATGTCTCCCGGGGTGGAATCCAGTTCCCAGACTTGGTTCAGTCGGACGATCCCGGCGGAGGTAGTGCCCGTCGCACTCTGGTAGCGACTTCGCCAGGCGTCGGGATTGGACAGGGCCAGGGCGAGTTGGGGATTGCGGCCGCGCCAGCCGGAGAGCCAGCGCTGCACGGCCCGCAGGCTGGGCAGGCGTTCCGCACCAAAGCGGGCGCGCAAGGCTTCGAACAGGCCCGTGGCGTGGGCGTGCGGATATTCCTTGAGCATGGCCAGGCAGAAGGCCGAAAGGTCGGGATCGGAATCGAGAACGCCCGTGCCGCGCCGGTGGAGGCCGTACCGTCCGGCCAGGCGGGCCAAGCCTTCGCGTTCCAGGGCTCGGGTCCAGTTGCGCAGGCTGCCCGGGCAGACTGACGTTACGTGTTCGCGAACCCAGGCAGGGACTTCCAGGCGGCCGAAATTGTAGTCCGAAGCGAACGCCTCCGCAGCCCGCCCGCGCGGCAAACCCGAGGCGGCCGTGAATTCGCGCCAGAGCCGGGCCAACAGGGCGCGGGCCTCGGCACGTTCGCGCCGGGGAGCGGGCAGGGCGGCGAACTCCGCGAGACCGGATTGCCGGGCCGTCTCCGTTGCGCGGGAATTCATGTCTTCGCGCAGTCGAAGGGCGGCGGCCTCGTGTGCGGTTTCGCCCCGCGCCAAGGCCAGGCGGACGTCGCCGGGCAGGGTCGCCGCCGGAAAGAGCCTGCCGCCTCCTCGCCCCGGGCGCTTCACGTGGGGCCAGGCCTCGCGGCCTGCGCGTTTGTTCGCCGCCTGACGGCTTACGCCCATGGCTCGGGCGATTTCGCGCAGCGTGTAGGCCTCGGCCATGTCAGGCCGCCTTTCCGGGCCGACGAAGGTCGTCGGGAAGGGCTAGGTATTCGGCCGGACACCCCAGGTCGCGCAGGGCGGACAACACCCGGCGATTGTTGCGGGCACCCCGGATGGTGTGGACCACGAGGGAATAGTGAATGCCGATTTCGGCGGCGAGTTCCACGATCTTGATGCCCCGGCGTACGAGAAAGGCGCGGATCTCGCGCGGTCTGCGGTTCATAGCTGTGCCTCGATCGCTTTTTTCCTGCGTTGCAGATCCTTGATCTGGGCTTCCAATTCGGCGCGCTCCAAAAGCTTGGCTTGGCGGCGGTCGATGACCGACAGCCCGAGTGGGGCGGCGATGGCCCGGAGCGGTTCGGCCGAATCCACAGCCCGGCAGAATGCGGCCAGGGCCTTGAGTGATGGGAGGTGTTCACGGTCCATCGGGTTGAGCCATTTCTCCAGAACCGGCAGGGTCAGGCGGGGGCTGTTGCCGCCGCCCAGGCGGGCGCCCGAGCTCTCGGCGATTTCGTTCATGGCGTCGCAAATCTGTTCCCGGGAAAGAGGGCAGATCCGGGCGGCTCGGCTCATGGATGCCTTCACGGCGGCATCCACGTTCACCGGAGCACCGCAGTAAGTGAGAAGATTCGCTTGTCGATCCGTCATGCCGTCCAACCTGTCCGCCCGCTCGGACGTTGACCTCGCGGGCCGCTCCGGGTAGTCACATGTAAGGCGGGCTTAATTGTGGCCCGTGGAATTAGAATTAGGCTCACACTATTTTCGTGTCAAGCTAATTTTTAGTTGCATGTTATTATTTATTTATATTAAGCTAACTAATTAATTTAATACGAAATAAAATTAGAGTAGGAGTAGCACCTTTGATTGCTTCTTCCGAAGAGAAAGCCGCAACCGGGCTTCCCTCGTTCAACGAGGTGTGGGAGCGCATCCGCCGCGTCACAGGGCTTCGGTCGCAATCGGAGCTTGCCGAAGCGCTGGGAATCAAGACGCCGAGCGTCACGGGCGCGAAGCAGCGCGGCTCGTTTCCTTTGGAGTGGGCTTACCGTTTGGCGCAGAAGTACGAGGTCAGTCTGGACATGTTGCTTACGGCTGGCGCTGTGGATCGGTGTTTCGACGCTGTTGTGCGCTCAACACCCGTGGATTTGACTCAACGTCCCGGTCGTCTCACTCGTCCGGCATCAGCGGATGATGTGAAGGCGCGGGAAACACCCGCCGCCGAGACGACCGGGGTTGAGAGTTTCCTGCTCATTCCCAAGGTCAAGGCACGGCTCTCGGCCGGGACGGGCAGTCTGGAAACCAACGGCGACGTGGCCGGACGCTACGCATTCCGGGAGGAATGGGCGCGGAGCAAGGGGTACCCGGACAAGATGGTGCTCATGACAATCACCGGGGACAGCATGGAGCCGGAAATCCGCAATGGCGACACCGTGCTCATCGACCAGTCGCAGATCGAAGTGATCCCCGGCGGCATCTACGCCGTGGGCATCGATGACGCCATCGTGGTCAAGCAGCTCGACGTTCTGCCGGGAAAGATCGTTCTGAAAAGTTTCAACCCCAGCTATCCGCCTGCGGAAATCGATCTGCGCGGCGACCTGGGCGCGTCATGCCGGATCATAGGCCGCGTGGTCTGGTGGTGCCGGGAAGCTGGATGAAACGCGCTGCGTACTTGGTTGCGACTCTGGCGTTGTTCGCTTTGGCGGGCTGTTCGCGGGACGAAGCGAAGGAATTCCCCGCCGCGCTGCCCTACAAGGTGGTCCACGCGGAGCGTCTCGATGGAAATCGAGGCTCGTTTACCATAGCCTTGAATGAATTGAACCCGAGCCCGGAGCAAAAGGCCCACACGGTCGTCAAGGCCGCGCGGGTACTGATGGGCGAAAACAAATACACTGCGGCCGAGGTTTGGATCACGTGCGCTGCGGACGTGCCCGCGTCCTTGGGATCTTCGGCCTTGGCTGTGGCGCGGTTCGGCATGTACTTCAAGCCGGGCTGGGACGTACTCGTTTCGGAAGCCAACCCAGGGCCCGAGCAAATACGTCTCTTGCAGGCCGAGCAGCGAGACCGAGCAACTGGTCGTGGGATACCGGCGGAGAAGTTTCACGCCATGCTTCGCGCGGAACTCGGTTTGTCTAACAGCGTGGTCTATCCGACCCTGAATTATCTTGCCGTCTCCGTCACCGAGGAAAAGTAACAAGATTAAACGCCGTCACGGCGAGGCGCGTTAAAATTAAACGTCGTCCGGCAGGCAAGTTCTGTCCGTCAGACCAAACCGAACGCCTGCCCATATCTTGTCGTGGATTCAGGCTTTTCGTCCCGCATCGTCCCGGATCATCCCGCTTTGTCCCGATTCTCTTCCCGCTAGAACTAAGTGGCAGTGCACAGAAATCGAAGCGAAAGAAGATGTTAGGATTCTTTATGCTTGCGAATCCGGGAGTCGCGCCTGGGGATTCGCCTCGCGCGACAGCGACTGGGATGTTCGCTTCATCTATGCGCACAGGAACGATTGGT